GAAAATATACTGGAAGCAATAGCCACAAGTCTCATCTTCATATCAGCTTTACGAGCAAGGGTGATCTCGATGGCTCGTTCTTTAATATACCCATGATAGGCGGAGAATAATGAACATGAAGAACCCAGCAATCCTGACAGCAGGTGCTTTCCTAGCAGCGTGGGGTGCATCGAACTTTGCACTTGACTACCGCTCAATCCTTTGGGCTGTCCTAGCGGGCGTATTCGGGTACGCAACTCCTAAACGATGACACAGAGCGACTTCTTTACCCTTTACTTTGCCACTATCGCCATCATTGGCGGTCTGTCTGGGTATGTCATTACCCATTTACTTTCTGAAATTAAGAGACTTAATTCGCGTGTCGATGAGATTTACAACATACTTCTAGACCGATAATAAAGCCATGGCTAAGAAGAAGGTCATAGACCTAGACACTTACAACGCTCTCGACCAATGGGCAATTTCATTACATGAGATGTACCGCGCCCTGCGTCGAGCAGGTTTTGGCGTTGATATTGCTCTAGGAATTATCATGGAGAAGGATGCCTATCCAGATTGGATTCTTCCTCACGTGCCAAACCGCATAGACAATATCCCCTACGAAGATGAGGATGACGATTAAGCGAATCGTAATACTGTCAGACCTGCAAGTGCCTTTCGAGGACGTGCATGTCACACGCAACATCGCTAAGTTCTTACAAACCTTTAAGCCAGACCAGACTGTCACCATCGGCGATGAGATTGACTTCCAGACTATAAGCAAGTGGTCAGAAGGCACGCCTCAAGCCTACGAGCAGAGCCTTGGCGATGATCGTGACCGATGCGTAGAGCTTCTCTGGGAACTAGGCGTCACAGACTGCATTAGGTCTAACCACACAGACCGCCTTTACAACATCATCATGAAGAAGATTCCGTCATTCCTATCATTGCCAGAGCTGCGCTTTGAGAAGTTTATGAAGTTCGATGAGCTAGGCATAACCTTCCATAAGAACCCAATGGCTATTGCACCAAACTGGATAGCAGTCCATGGAGACCACACACCCATCAAGCAGCTAGGGGGCTTATCAGCCCTAGAAGCGGCTCGTAGGCATGGGAAGAACGTCATCTCTGGTCATACCCATAGGGCAGGGCGGAGCGCCTTTACAGAAGCCTCTGGAGGGCGTTTAGGGCGTGTTTTACATGGAGTTGAGGTAGGTAATCTGATGGACTTTAGACAAGCCTCATACACCAAGGGAACCGCTAATTGGCAGCAAGCCTTTGCCATCATGTACGTCAAGGGTTCTAACGTCCAAGTGGACATAATCAACATCGAGAAGAACGGCACGTTTATTGTGCAGGGCAAGGTTTATGGACGGGTTCGCTAGTCCAGTCTTTGAGGATGAAGATCCTTCTCAAATCGTTATCATTTCGTTATCTAAACATGGAGCTTGTCGCATCCGTTTGATGTAATACTTCTGCCGTACACGAAATACGGGTACAGAAGGGCTCAAAATGAACGTAGATCATGCACTTATTGGAATGGGTTGCTTAGGCATAGTCTTTGGCTTTCTACTTGGCTACGCCAAAGGACATGAACATGGCAAGATTCAGGGCAAGATAAATGCCCGCCGACTTATCAAGGCACAGACACAGCATCAGGTTAGCCGATGAACGCCGGTGATTTCCTTACTGAAGCCAGAGCTACGATACAAGATCGTGGTATGCATTATGGACATCCATCAGACAATATGCAGAGAACCGCAGCACTTTGGAGTTCATACCTCGAAATGCCAATCACAGACTATCAAGTTGCAACTTGTATGGCATTGGTCAAAATCGCACGAAGCATGGAAACTGCAAAAGTGGACAACCAAGTCGATGCCTGTGCCTACCTCGGTATAGCGGGCATGCTACAGACACAGGAGAATGAACTCTATGTTTAACTTAGAAGATTACGAGACAGTAGAAGAGCGGCTAGTTAAGTTTTGGAAGGATCACCCAGATGGACAGATTCATACGAAAGTCCTCGAACACACCACCGCTAGGTTTATCGTTGAAGCAAGCATCTACAGAACTGAAGCTGACAGCCGCCCTTGGACTACTGGCTTGGCTGAAGAAACAGTCCAAGGCAGGGGCGTTAATGCCACATCTGCGCTGGAGAATTGTGAAACTTCTGCCATTGGTAGGGCTCTTGCAAATGCTGGTTACGCTACAAAAGGTAAAAGAGCAAGCCGCGAAGAGATGTCTAAGGTAAAGGCTAAGGTCGAAGTTCAGAACATCGTGCAAGAGACCAAGGCAAAGATGGCTAACACAGCCAGCGAATATGTACCAGTACCAAAGGAAGATGATCCATGGACAATGCAAGTAGCAGCACCAGTTCAGACAATGGAACAAGCAGTCGAGACAGTCAAGGATGTCCTTGGTGGCACGCCGACAGACGAGAGCTGTATCCATGGTGCGCGTGTATGGAAAACAGGAACTTCTAAGGCTGGTAAGCCTTGGGGTCATTGGAAGTGCATGGCTCAAATCCTCGGAGATGCAGAACGCTGCGACCCTATCTGGTATGAGATTGCCAAAGATGGCACATGGAAGCCACAGGTGAAACGTGGGTAAATTATATTTCCGCAATATGGATGACGAATGGGAGCAATTCCCAACAGATGAGCAATTACAAGCTGCACAAGCAGCAGCGCATGATTTACAGGAACTGGGCTTTGCCATTATCTGCCAGTTATGTAATACGCCTCCAACAGTTCAACAGATTAAACAGAGGGCATTGCAGCACGAATGGAAATGCGATAAATGCGGGACAGTCAATTCAGCGGGTAAAGCATGAAGCACACATATAACTTCCAATCATCGTTTGGCTGGACTAACTGCTCAATATGCGATAACGATGTTATGTGTAATGAGTACCAGCGGGGTGATGGGCTAGTAGTCTGGTTGTGTAAGAAGTGTGAAGATATAAATCACCTATGACACGACACAGAAAGGATCGAGGACTTCGTACAGAGCGCGTCGTTGCTAGTTATCTCCAGCAATGGTGGCCTTACGCGGGAATCGGTCGAGGGGCTGGAAAAGATATAACGGGCGTCCCGTTCGACGTCGAGGTTAAGGCTAGGTCGGCGTTCCAGCCATTGGAGTGGCTGCGTCAAGCGAGCAAGAGAGCGGATGGCAAAGAGCTACCGTTCGTGGTGTGCCGTATGAATGGTCAAGGAGAAGATGCTTCCGAGTATCTGGCCTTTATGCGGTTTGCAGACTTGGTGCAGCTACTTCTACCAATCTACGGAGATATACAGAAAGATTCGGTAGAATTAGAGCCTGAAAGATGCGCACAATGCGGATCGTGGAAGTTGGTTGATGTGCCATGCCGGACGTGTAAGTAATGCCTATATACGAGTTCGAGTGTGACAATACAGAGGGCTGTGAAAGTAACCTACGTTACGAGAAGGAGATTCCCCTTGCACTACCACATGTCTATGATTGCCCGATATGCGGGTCGCCAATGCGTAAGATCTACAGCTCTGTGCCAGTCCACTTTAAGGCTGGTGGCTTCTACAGTACGGATTCTAAATAGTTATGCACACCTGTGGACGACACGCATAAAAAAATCATTTAACGCGGGAGTTATCCACATGCTTGACAGGGCTGGTACACTCACCAGCGAGAGCCTCTCAAAGGCTCACCGCGGGCTGCTTAAGCAGAGAGCCCGCGGGGTCGCAATCGTTATTGGGATAGCTCTGTCTATGCAGAGTACTGCAGTAGGACAAGGCTCAATAGATCGTTATTACGATTTACATTCATTAGCTGATTATCAACTTACAGATAAGCAATATAAATGTCATAACGAGATAGTTCATAAAGAGTCATCATTCAGAGCTAATGCTCGCAATGGCTCACATCATGGGTATTACCAGATACGCAATACCAAGCTGATAGATGCACCATATGACTATCAGTTCTACTTCTATTGGAAGTATGTGCAGCATAGGTATGGTTATACAGAGTATGATGAGCCTGATTATTGTAAAGCTTTACATCATCTCAAGACTAAAGGATGGCAATGAGTACAAAGAA